TAGCCGAACAATTTGAAGCATCTTATGTAGACAGACGAGCAATTAACGGGCAAGCTGCATTAAACTACATAATGCAAAATGAAGAGGTTTACGATAAATTACAAAAGCTTTTCTTTCACTTTTTAGTAGCCGGAGAATGCTACACAGAGAAAGGAGTTAGAAGAGACGAACCTTTCTATCAAATAATAAACCCATTAGATGTAGACTTTGATAAAGACCCAGACATCGACTTTGTAGAAGATGGGGATTGGGCTATTATTAGAAAGTTTGCGCACGCCTCAACACTTATTGATCAATTTGGGGAGTATTTAACAGACCAACAAGTATTAGATCTTGAAAATCCACATCAAACTTCAGTAGACTCTTACCTCTTGTACAGAGCAGAAGCTTCAGGAGCAGATGATAACATATACAGAAACAGACTTATAGAGTGTGTAACTGTATATTGGAAAAGCCGTAAACGTATTGGGTTTGTTGAGTATGTAGATGACAACACAGGAAGTGTTGAGATATTTCAAGTAGATGAAGATTTTAAACTACCGCAAGAACTTAGAGAACGTGGGGGCAAAATAAAATACGAATGGGTTAACGAAGTATGGAAAGGAACTAAAATTGACAATAGATTCTTTATAGACATAAACCCAATAGCCAACCAAAGATTATCACTAGACAATCCATCAAAATGTAAACTTCCTGTAAACGGACGTAAATACTCTGACATTAACTCTAATAACATCTCATTAGTTAGCCTAGGCATCCCCTACCAGCTCAACTACAATATCTACAAATACCGTCTTGAACTCTCGATCGCTCGATCAAAGGATATCATCGCTCAATTCGATATCAACATGATCCCTAAGAAATGGGATATGGATAAGTTCATGTACTACGTTGAGGGTACTGGGATAGCCTGGGTTGACTATAATAAAGAAGGGATACAACTATCTCCACAGCACCAATCAGTGCTAGATATGTCTATTAAAACCATACAACAATACATAGTCCTCTTGGATTCTATAATGTTAGAATGGGAGAAAGTATCTGGGGTAAATAGACAACGACAAGGTTCTATTGGACAATACGAAGGTAAAGGAACTTCTCAGCAAGCTATCTTACAATCCTCACATATTACTGAAGATCTATTCCGTAAATTCTCACACTTTGAACAACGTGAATTGCAAGGCTTGCTTGATTACTCAAAAGAAGCTTGGGTGAATGGGAAAAAAGCTATGTACGTAATGCCTGATATGACTGCAGAAACTATAGACATTGATGCATTAAAACATATGGAAAGTGAGTACGGAGTATTTGTATCCGACTCTGGTAAAGAACAAGAAAAACTTGATGCAGCACGTCAGCTAGCACAGTCTATGTCTCAAGGAGGAGTAAAAACTTCTGCAATTCTAGATATGTTCGATTCAGATAATTTTGTAACTATTAAAGACAAGATTAAAAAAGCAGAACGAGCGCAGCAAGAATTAGAAGAGGCGCAAAGACAAGCAGAACAAGAAATGCAGGCGCGTCAACTGGAAATTCAACAAGTGCAAATTCAGCAACAAGCTATCGACAGAGAAAAAGATAGACAGCTAGAACTTGAAAAAGCATTGATAGCTGCAGAAGCTAAAAATGATGGTGGTCAAAAAATACAGCTTGATTACGAAAGAATGGTGAGAGAGCTTGATCAGAAAGATAGAGAGCTTGATCTCAAACAACAAGCATTAGATAAAGAAGGTGACTTAACTCCAGACGGTGAATAATGACTAACGACGAAAGAAAATATTTACTTGAAGAAACTAAAAGAGCTCAAGCAAATGGGTTCGAAGGTTCTGTTTTAGATGTGTTTAGAAACCCTAATATTCTTCAAGAATTTCAAGCACAGTCAGTATTACAACCAACTCAAGGTAGTAATATTGAAATAGCTGCAACCCCAGAGCAACAACAGCAAGGTCTGAGAGGACGTTCTCAAGCTGAACTTCCAGCTCAAATGATTTTCCCTAACGTCCCTCCTAATACCCCATTTAATACTATGGGGATGAAAGCCCCAATAAATATAGAAAAGTATGAGTATGATGATGATGGGCAAGGACATCTGGTAAAATCATATAAGAACGTTCCCCCAGGCATTGCTAATCTCCCAATGGGTCCGCAGAGAGGGACAGTTATTGAAACTCCTGCTGCTCAATCAGGAGGTATTATTCAACCTAAAGGAGATCCTTGGGAATACCAATATAAAGATGGTAAATATCTAACAAGAAGAAGAGGATCTGAAAATTGGATAACTGCCAGAGGAAATGCATTAGAAGCAATTAAAACAAAAGTATATAAACTTCCACCTACTACTCAGCCTCCATCTAGATCTGCACAACAACCTAGAAGACAGGAAGAACGACCTGAAAGAAAAGTAGAAATACCAGCAGCTTTAGATAGAACTAGAGTCAACTCTACTCAAACTTCTGACAATATAGAATTAATACCGGGATTAAATCTAAATACTCCTGCACCTAGACCACGTCAACAACCTGCAAGACAAGAACCCACTACATCATCTGACAGAGTAAGAAGTGAACGTTTACCCAGATTTGATATTGGGGTTAGACCAAATGTAGCACAAGCAGATAATACTAGAACTAGCCCCTTCCCTACTCCAACCCGAGCATTAAACCAACCTGAGATAGATGAATTAGGAAGACCCTTGGCGCTTAGAAGAGAAGCAGAAAGAAGAGCGCAAGAAACACCTGGGGAAATTAGACCCGCATCACAAAATTACAGACCTAAAATTGAACCAAGTTGGCTTGAAAGAACTATTAATGAAGCTAGTGACGCTGCAGCAGAGTGGATAGATGAAAAAGCAAGCGGAGCAAAAAGAGTAGCTGGTAGAATTCTTCCAGCAGATGAAGAAAGTCTTATAGATGTTCCTGAAGAAAATATAGTAATCCCAACTGTAGAAAACGAATCAGTTCCTGTACAAGAAACCTTTAAAGAACTTGCTAGATATCCAGACGAAATAAAAGGGAACGAACTATCGTCGTTTGTACATACGTTTGATAATATAGAAGGAGGTACTTATAGAGTAGGACCCAAAGTAAAAGAACTATATAGTGGGTGGAATAAAAGACGAGGAGCTATCACTACTATGTCTGGGGCAGCAGTAGCACATTTCTTAAGAGATTCCGATGTTAGTGAAAACCAACAGTTTGCCCCAGAATCTTGGGAAATAGGACGTAACAATTATGAAATGAAGAATATGTCCAAGGAGGGCAAACTGATAGGATATACTCAAAAACAAATGAATGACCCAGAGCGCTACAGAATGATGTATCGTAAGAATGAAGATGGGACTTACAGTATTAAATACAAAAAACTAAAAGATATTGGGGAGGGAGATGCAGAATGGTCGTACGATCTCCCAGTATCAAGACAACATAGATTCTCAGACATAGATTGGGATAAAAAAGGAAAAAGTACTGGCTACCAAGCTTTAGGAGGAAGAACGTACTTCATACCATTAAAACCAGACGCTAAAGATATAGATTCAGAAAAAGGAATAGCAATAGATGAAGAAACAGGGCTAAATCATACAAGCATACCTGTCGGAAAAGGAAACGAATTTAGTAGATTTTCTGGAGGAAGTGTAGTTTTCTTATTCACAGATCCTAAAACTGGCAGAGAAATTGGCATAGATGTATCAGGATCTAAAGATGTTCTTAGAGATACAGGAAGAAAACTTATAGAACAATACGGTTTAAAAGAAGAAGATATAACAGTAGCTTATCACGATATGGGGTCTTACTCTGCTAAACCTGCATCAAAAAATGGTAAGCTAGATTACGATCAGTGGATAAACTTTAATGCATATAACAGAGGATTTTCTGGAGCCCCTCTTATTATAGCTAATCAACAAGCAGGAGGTATTAAGAAATATAAATTAGGAGGAGTTAGAAAATATCAAAGCGGTACCCCATCTCCTAACTTAACTGCTTTAGCGCAAGCTAACCCAGGCAATAATTACTTCAATGACATAAATTTAGGGCCAGCAGGTGCCTCTTCTAAGGCTGATGTTGAGGATGCTATACAATTTTACTACAATAATAATGGACAAACACAATTTGCTGTTCGCACTGGCTACGATAAAGGGGGTAATTCTCTATATCGTACAACAGATTTATCAGGATTAGAAAAAACTGTAAATTCTATAGAGGATGAAAATTTAAGAATGGCTGCCCTCGGTAATATGCCTGGTCCTTTAAGTTATAATAAAGGATATGCTAATCTTGATCTTTCCCCTGCCGCACGAAGAAGTTTAGGAAAAGAAAGCTATTTCGGAGATTTTGGTACAGAAGGTGATAGACAAGATATAGGATCTTGGGGAGCTTTTATGGGAACTATGAATTATCTTGACGTTGATCCAAAGACGTTAAAGATGCAGCCAATTAGTACTGTAAAGGTAGGACCAAGGTCTTCTAAAACTGCTGATTGTACTCCAACCCTCAAGGGAAAAATGCCAGAAAGCTGTAAATTAAAAAACTCTTGGGCTAGTGGAGGAGTTAGAAAATATCAGTCTGCAGGTCTTAAACTAACACCCTCAGACTTTGAATTTACAACTGATAGAACAAGAGGTAATGCTAGATACTTTACTGATCCTAAAACAGGAGAACCATTTCCTCTAGTAAACCTACCAGAAGCAACTGTTAGTGCAGAAAGAACTCCTTATTCACAAATATCAAATAATTCTAGGTTAGCTGGAGCATACCAAGCTAAACCTTGGTTTGAAGCAGCAGGTGATAATCCAGATAGTCCTTATTTTAAGATGGGACAAAGAATAATGAATGAAAGAATTGATGATCTAAATACTGCTGCATTTGCATATGAGTTCACAGGAATACCTGGATTTACAAGAACTATAGATAGATTACAAAATAATCCAGCTGATATATTTACACTTGAGGGTGGTCTTGATGCATTATCTTTGTTGGGACCAGTAGCTATAGGATCTAAAGCAACTAACGTTTTAAAACCTGCTAGTAATGCTCGTAAATTTCTTCCTAAACAAACTTTTTTAACAACAACTTCTTCTGCAGACGATGTTGGTAAAGGTTTTAAATCAGAAATAGATTGGAGAAATTGGGTAAAATATGCAGAAGATTTTGATAATAATCCTGACGTTGTTCAAAATTTGCTTGATATAGAGAGAAAAACTAAAGCTGATGGTACATGGATGAAAAATTCTGATGGATCTCCATTTCAAGGGACACCAGAAGAATTTGTAATACAACAAAGTGATAGATTTAAAAAAGCCTATGAGCAAGGTTATAATGAGGTCTATCGGGGGATTTCACGTAGAGAAAATAATGCAGTAAATCTTGATCCAGATTTTACAGCGGCTACTAAAAGATTTCCAAAAGGAGATAGAGCTATTTTTGGAGCTGACTATGACTTAGCCAAACGTTATGTAAAAGACATTGACCCAGAAACTGGTGATTTTTTTACTCCTGACAATCCTACTATACTAGGATCTAAAGATACAGGACCTGGAGTGTATAAATTAATTTACCCTAAAGGTAAAGAAGTAGAGTTTAATGCAATGGGGGATTTTTGGGGCGAATTAAATTTAAACAGATCTCAAACAAAATCTGCAATTAATAATACACTTGCAGAAAAAATAGAAGCTTTCAAAAGGGTTGAAAAATATTTAGGTCCCAAAAATGCCTTAGACCTTAAAAAAGTAATTAAAAATTTAGAAGAAGCAGCTCAAACAGCAGCTGATTCAGAAAAAGTTTTAGATCCTAATTTAGAAAAAATTAGAAAAACATTTCCTGGACTGACAACTACTGACGATTTAGCTAAATATATCGAAGGTACTGATTTAAGTAATATTAAATTAAAAAATGTAGATGATGGCGGTGTTGGAGATGTTGACATTATCAATAATGCTAAAGGAAGATACCTTAAATCTAAAAGAGGTAATATTCTTTTTGACTTAAATAACCCCAATGTATATAAAGCACTGGTCCCAGCAGCTGTTGGAGCAGGAACAGCGGCAGCAGCTGGATCAGGGCCTAAAGAAATAATCCCACCTGACTTTAGATATGGAGGACCTATTTCTTATGCGCCTGGAGGACTTCCAGGAGAAATGCTTTACAGATCTACATCTGCAGGAGCTCCTTTAGCATATGATTCCCCAACAGCTAATGGTTATCTTTTACCTGACCCTAATAGACCTGAGTTAATGAATACAGGAGCTACTGAATATAAAATGGGGGTAGATAATGATTTAATCCCAACAGTTGTAAATGGAATGTATTTTAATCCTGAGGATGCATACCAAAGATATAGACTTACGGGGGAAAAATTCAAACCAACAGCAGATCCCAGCGCTTACAGCAAATTCTACGATGAGGTAAATAAGCTTGGGATAATGAAACAAAAAAGAAGTGGGGGCAAAAAACCAAAATACAAAGCCCCTAAAATGTACTAAGTGCTATATATTTAATAACTCTTGTAAAAAATATTTTTATAGTTAAGCTATAAAATACTTTAAATACTTTTGTAAAACAACAAACACAATGGAAAAATTAGATTTAAACTCACTTTCTCTAGACAACGTTCTAGGAGATGGATTAGATTCGATCCAAGAAGACGAACAACTTCTTGATGAAGAAGTAGACGAAGTCGAAGAAACAGAAGAAGAAGATGATGATGATTCAGTAGAAACTGATGATGATTCAGATGATTCAGATGATTTAAATGACTCGGATGATTCCGACTCCGACCTAGATTCTGTGGCGAATGAAATTGCTAAGACTCTTGGATTTGAGTTAGAAAACGAATACGCTGATACAGTCGAAGGACTGACAGAGTTTACTAGGGATCTTGGACAGCAAATTGCAGAAGAACAATTAAACAGATTGTTTGAGCAATTCCCAGACGTACAGAAGCATTTAGATTATGTACTTGCTGGAGGAGATTCTAAAAAGTTCTTTGAGGCATACAATCCTAACACTGATTATAACAACTTTAAAATCAGTGAGAAGGATGTAAATTCACAAAGAGCAGTGCTTGCTCAATACTTGCAACTAAAAGGTCACGACGATCAGTTCATTCAAGAAATGCTTGAAGACTACGAAGACTCTGGAAAGTTGTACAATAAAGCAACACTCGCTCAATCAGCTATAGCTAAAGCTCAAGAAGAGTATAGACAAACTCTTGTTGAACAACAAAAGCAAGAGCAACAACGTATCCAAGCAGAAAATGATAAGTTCTGGGATGGAGTTGCGGGAATTATAGAATCTGGAAATGAGTTTGCGGGAATCAGAATCCCCGACAAACAAAAATCTAAATTCTTTGACTATATCTCTGAACCTGTAGGTAGAAACGGGGAAACTCAAAGAGATATTGATTACGCTAATGCACAATTAGAAGTAAAATTAGCAATGGATTATTTGATGTACAACGGATTTAAACTAGAAGACATCATTAACACAAAAGCTAAAACTGTAAGCGCTAAAAACTTAAAAGAACGTATTACTAAAAACGAAGAGAGAGTTAAGAGTGCTTCAAAACAAAGTAGACGACAAAAAGATTTTGATCCAGACAATCTGGACATGACCGCGCTTTTTTAACATAGGCAACTAACAATTAAATAATTAGAATATCATGGCTTTAATGCAGGTTCTTAAAACCTATTACAACGACCAGCAGATGACCGACACAAACTCGTTGGTTAATGCTCTCATGGAGAAGCCCGAAGAGCTCTCCCCAATTATCACTCACCTTGCAGGACGTGAAGAAAAGAAATTCCCTCTTTCATTCTTGACTGAAGGTGTAGGTAACACTAAATCTATTGACCGCTTTGAGTACGAATACCGAGTGAAAACTCACGAAGTAAACGTACGTCCTGTAGTATCATCTTTGGGTACTGGTGCAGGTGGTTCTATCTTTACAGTAGTGTTCCCTGACAAGTGGTTTATTTTCCCTTACACGCTTGTATCTCAATCTGGGGTATTAGCGCGTATTATGTCAGAACCACAACCTACCGCAGGTGGTTATGAGTACAAATTGAAACTTGTATCTCCTGACCAATCTTCAATGCCAACTGCTGATATTACTGCAGGTGCATTGTTTGGTATGTTGTACGCAAACGTAGGTGTTGACTTCTCTCGTGGAAATGCTTCTAACTGGGCAGCTCCAGGTCTTGTTCGTTCTAAAATTGGTACGATTCGTAAATCTTACCACTTTGCAGGTAACGCTAAAGATTATGTAGCTCAGTTCGAACTTCCTATGAAAGAAGGCCGCACTACTAAACTTTGGATGGACTATGAAGAGTACCGTCACATGCTCAAGTTCAAAGAAGAGTGTGAAATGTACTACTGGTATGGTGAGAAAACTTATGACAACAATGGTGTTAACCAAATGTTGGATGAGAACGGACAGCCAGTAATTTCA